TGGTTGAGGTCCTGGACGGCTTTGATCGCGGCGAACGTGGGATCGGTCTTCGCCCTGATCTCGTCAGAGAGTTCCTTCAGGGAGAGGCGCGCCCGGTCTGTTGCCTCAGCCAGGTTGTCCTGTTCTTCAGCGAACTGCCCAGTCGCGTCCAGGCCCGCTTCGTTAGCGGCTTTCTGACGGTCCGCCGCGGCGTTGTACTGCGGGAGCAGCGTCAGGAGCTGCTGGAGCTCCTCATCGTTCAGGCTGTACCCATCCGCCACGGCGTTCAGCACTGCCCCGGCGGCCTCACCAGAGTCCACCAGCTGTGCCATGCCAGCATCGAGGGCCTGGAACGTCTCTTTCGCGGAGTTCCGCTCGTTCCCGGTCCGGTCCCAGAAGTTCGACCACGAATCCCAGCCAGCGGTAGCGACATCGAGCTTGTCTGCGAATTCTTCAGCCGAGTCGGCACCTTCACCGAAGAACGTCTTCAACCCACCGGTACCGCGACCGGTCTCCATAAGGACCTTCAGGTCGGTGATCAGACCGCTCAGATCCACGTCCCGGATCTGTTCGAGCTCCTCGCCGGTCTCGTCGAATGCCGAAGCGAGCTTCTCCGCGAAGTACAGGATCGCGCCAGCAGCAAGCAGCTTCATCGCCAATGATGCCTTGGTCGCGGCATCCGCGATCCCGACCAGGCTCGCCGCAAGAGACAGCGCCCCGAACGTTTTCACCTGGACGATCGCGGCTTTCAGTCCCAGGGTCAGTAGCGTGATTGCAGCACCGGCAGCAAGAGCAGGCCCGGGGATCTGCGACAGGCCCTCAGAGATCAGCGCGCCGGTCTCGATCAGCGGCTGCGCTACATCGACAACCAAGGACAGGACCGGCACCACTGTGCTCGCGAGCGAGCCGGCCATTCCCACTCCGGCAGAGGCGACCGCCGATACCTGTACCACCAGCTCGACGAGATCCGGGATCAGCGGAGCGACCGCGTCTGCAAACCCCAGGACCGCAGTCCGCACTTCCGGGCTGACCGCCGCCATCGTCAGCAAGCCAGCGACCAGAGGGTTCACCGCGCCTGCGAGCTGCCCCATGCCGATCGCGCTCAGCACCGACGCAGATCCCGCCGCGGCAGCCGCAGCCCCGAACCCGGCCAGCACCGGGCCGCCAGCGGACAGCTCGTCGAGGACGTTGATGATGTCGACCTCCCGGAGCGCGCCCGAGAGATCTTCCAAATAGTCGGTGACGCCTTGGAACGCAGGGGCTGCCTGCTGCTCCAGGAACGCGACAGCGGGACGAAGTCGGGACTCGAACGCCCTGATGGCGTCCGCCACACCGTTCGCCCACTCGACTGCGGCGCCCCCGCCCTCGGGGTCGATGAACGGCTCAGCGAGGACCGCCCCGACGTCACGAGTTGCGCCCTTGATCCTGTCCAGCGCGCCGACCCAGGTGGTCCGGAGTCCTTCCGCGGCGCCGCCGTACCTGACCTGCATCTGCGTCAGCAGCGCATTCAAGAACGTATCCACGTCGATCGCGCCCGCGGTGATCGACTCGCGGACCTCTGCAGCGGTCTGCCCGAACGCCTCGCCGACGATGGTTGCGGCGTCGATGCCACGGTTACCGAGCTCCGACAGGTCACCCGCCGTGACTTTCCCCGTCGAGGAGACGCGCGCGAGAATGTTCACGACCTCTTCGATGGTCTGTGCGGACCCACCCACAGCGACCATGCCGTCCTGGATGGCCGACAGCGTCGGCACCACTTCCTCTGCGGCAAAACCGAACCCCAGGAGAAGCTGTTGCATCTCGATCCACAGCTGCCGCGGGAACGGGCTCGTCTTCGCGAACGCGGCGAGTTCGGACATTTGCGCAGTGGCGGCCTCAGCCGATCCCAGCACCGTTTCCAACGCCGATCCGGCAGTCTGCTGGAGCGTGTTGTATGCGGCACCGGCAGCGAACGCGCCCGCGCCCCATGTCGCCATGGCCGCAGCGCCCGCTCCTGCGGTAGTGAGCATGGTCCGGCCGAGGTCAACACCGACCGTTTTCAGGCCCTGCATCGCGGTCGTTGGTTTGGCGGCGGCGTCGGAGATCGACCCGATGCTCTGACCGGCACTCCGGGCGTTCTGGATGAAATCGCCGACGATCAGGCTGAGCCTGACCGACATCGACCGTTCGACCGACACTCCGCACCCCCAATGCCCTCGGATCTGATGCACACTGGAGGGACATCCCTCGGCTACATGGAGTCGTCATGACAAGTCAGCAGCGGCGAGACGCCGCCACCTCCAGGACCACCCTCGTCGCGTTGCGGACGATCGCTGCGGTCACCGCAGTGACCGGCCTCGGCGTCGGGTTCGCCCTCTCGATCGGCTCCCCCGCATCGACAGCGAGCAACGCGCTCCTGCTGGTGGGTGTCGTTGCGGGGGTTGCCGCGGTGGTTCTTGCTCTAGCGACGGGGGCCTTGCACCGACTGTCCGCTGGCGGCATGATCGCGGTCGCGGCGGCGGCGGTGCTGGTCACCGTGGTGATCGTCGACCTGCTGTTCTAGCGGGTCCCACGGCCGCAGCGGCTTGTCCGCGGGGCGGGTGTCGAGGACCCACCGTTTGCTTTCGGGCTCGTACCCGTCGTCGAGTTCCCTGCGCTGCTCCAGGGCCGCACACCCCTGGCATGTCGCCTCTTTCACCTCGTACCAGCCAGCAGAGTCAGGATTCCAGGACTCGTGCTTGGGTTGCCCGCACCCGGAGCACCGCATGTCGTCGGACAGTACGGAGGCGATCGCGAGAACGCGGTCCGTGAACGTCCACTCCGGGGAGGTGCCGCGGAGGATGACTAGCGGCGGGACGCTCCACTGCCGCGCCGTCCGGAGCCCCGTGGCGATATGTCCCCACTTGGGGCGGAGGAGGAGCTCGGCGAGAAAGGGGCCTGCACCGCCGGGGCGTGCGACGTCATCTCCTGGTACCGGTCGGTGAGCTCCATCAACGAGGCTTCGCCGCACTTGTCGAGGATCTTGTCCAGGCGTTTCCACCCGAACCCGTCGGGGCCGATCGGGATCTCTTTGCCGTCGGGGGTCTCGACCTTGATGATCGCGTCCGCGACCTCCGCGAGGTACCCGACCAGGTTGAACCGGTACGGGTCGTCTTTCTGGCTGATCCCCTCCGCCGTGGTGGCGGCGGCCCGGACCTTCATCCGGTGCTCGCGGGTCCGGTCCTGGATCGTCACCATGAGCATCGACCCGTAGATCTGCTCGTTCACAGCATCGAGTTCATCCTGAATGGTGTCGGTGGTCCGGTCGCCGACGCCGCGGTCTTCCAGGCGGATCTTCCGGGCCACGCGGAGCTCGTCTTCGAGCCGCCCCCGCTTGACGAGGAGGTCGCCTCGCTGGACGATCCTTGCTGAGGCGGTGATGCCAGTGGTGCCGTCGATCCACGCGTCCAGGTCGAAATCCGGGGAGAGCGTGGGCTGTTCGTCATTCATAGTGTGTCGCTTCCAGGCGGGCCAGGCTGGATTGGTCCGGCCGCGCGGCGCCTGGCTGCCACGCGGCCGGAGTCTTCTAGGAGCCCTCGCCGCCGATGACGGCGCGCGGCGTCGCCACACCCTGCGGGAGCAGCGGGACGGTGGCCTTCATGAACCCAGAGCCCGTGCCGCCGGACGTCTGGACGTTGTCGGCGATGAACTTGTAGGTCTCGACTTTCTGGCCGTTCGCCCAGGCGGCGTCGTACGCGGGCCCGTTGCGGCGCACGAACCAGCCCGCGGCCAGGTAGTCCAGCCATTCGAGGACGTCCGTGGTCGCCCAGTCCGGGTTCATCGGGTCGGTCTCGTCCCAGTCCCGGAACAGGTCCATGCGACCCATGTAGTTGCCGATGGTCGGCGTGGTGACGTTGTTCGTCTCACAAACGGCGCGCTCGTTCGTGGTGTCCGAGGCGTCCATGCGGACCTCGTAGGTAGTGACCATCATGCAGGTCAGGTCGCGGACGCCGACCGCACCGAGCTCGGTGGTGGTCGGCGCGAGATAGTCGGCGATGCCGTTTTCTCCAGGCACCCACAGGAGGCGGGTCCGCCCGAGATCGACTACACGTCTGGGCACGGTGGCCCCCTTCCGGTTGTGGCGGTCGCCCGCCGGTGTGTTGATGCCAGGCGGGTCTAGGAACCGATGTCGTCGTGACGATCGGCGAGGAGCGTGTACCGGTCGGCGATGAGCACGGACCGGCGGGACAGGATGTTCTCGTCGCGGTCGGGGGTGAACGAGCCCTGATGGCGTATGAGCCCGCAGGAGAACCCGTCGACGATTACCGACTGGTTGACGATCGCGAGCCGGATGGTCCTGGCTATCCACGCCGCCATCTGCCGGTCAGGTGCGACCGACGACACCTGCCAGAAGTAGGACTCGCCCGTCGAGACAGGAGCTACCTGCTGGTCTTCGGGTGGCATGTCCATGTCGCCGTCGTTCGGCCAAACCACCGCGTACCGTGGCGGCGGCTCCCCGGTCTCGGCCTGATCGGGCACACCGGAGTCGTACACCTGCACCTCGGGGACCGCGGAGCGGATCATCGCCAGGATTGCGTCCGGGACGGTCACGCGGGCCACCGGTTGATGTTGTTGCCGACCCGGTCGAGGATCGAATCGAGCCGCGCATCGAACGCGCCGAACAGGTGCGGCTTCGGGGGGGTGTTCACTGACCCGAGCTCCACGCCAGGACCCATGCCGCCCTGAAGCTTCTCGGTCTCAGGACCGACGATCATCGTCACAGATCCTGCGGTTCGCTCGGTTTCGGAGCTGATAGAGCGGCCGTAGTGCTTCAGGTACCGGCCCCTGATCTGCGCGCGGAGGCGGTCTCGGGCCTCGTAGACGACCCATTTGCCGCCCCGCTCCAGCGCGTCCTCGACTGGGTCCATGACCGTGTCCGCGAGACGCAGCAGTGCCGCCTGGGTCTCCTTGACGTTCACGAGCTCGGCGCGGTACATCAGGCCACCACCTCGTCGATCAGGACCCTTCGGGCCGTCGCCCAGGACTTGGCGTGTTCACCCGCCACCCGGTATGTCCTACCGGTCAGAGCGGGGTCATTCGCTGACGCGGTCACAGTCGCGGTATCGCCGACCGCCACCATCGTGGCCGTGATCGGCAGTTGCAGGTAGTAGCGCTGCTGTACGTACATGTGCTCGCCGGACCGCTGCGTGGTCTCGTACGGTTCGTACGTCTGCACCTTCCCCGGGCCCGTGTACACGGTCGTGGTCGGCGCGGGCCCGCGTTCACCCGTCTCGGGATCGATCGCTCCCGGTGCGCCAGTAGGCCGGGTGATCGTGACCGTGTCGAGCATGAGATCGACCGCCGCGGCGCGTCCCATCCCGAGCGCCCAGTTCGCGTAGGTCACGACAGGAGCTCCAGCACCGACGCGCCCCCGCCGAAGCGCGCCTTCAGAGAGCGCGCGACCCGCTCGGGGATGGTGAACACCGTCAGGTTCCGGTCCCCGTCCTGCCGGAACTGCACCCGGTAGTCGTCGATCCCCACCGACACGACGTCCTGCGGGAGCGGGGCCGCCCCGGCGCCATCGGCAGCGGAATGCACCGCCCGCAGCGCCATGCCCACAAGCGCGCACACCATCCCGACAATGTCCGCAGGGACCTCTACCAGACCGTGCGTCTGCGTCTCGGTCACCACGGACGGCTCATCAGTGAGCTGCCAGCCGCAGCGGCGCCACAGCATCCCATCCACGAGCCGCCAGTCCGTGACCGTCGAGCCGTCGATCGCGACGTCCTCAACCGAGACCACGGGCGCCCCGGGCAGCCGCAGCCACCGGTCGCACGATCCCATCACCGACACCGTGGATGTGGTCCTGGAGATCGGCACCCCCGCGGCCTCACGGACCGCCGCAGATGCCTCGTCCAGGAACACCTCGACCATGTCGTTCTCGGCAGGGTCGGTCCAGGTGATGCCGCGGGCGGTGAGGTCCGCCGGTGTCGCGAGTGCAGCAAGAGCCATGACCTCACCGCCCTTCTACTAGGAGCCGGTCGGCAGGTAGTACTGGACGCCCTGGTTGTAGCCGGCAACCGTGAGGACCTTCGCGCCGTACACGTGGAGGCCGCGGACGCGGTCGGCGAACCGGTCGTGCGCGCGCATGCCCTCGACCGTGTTCATCTGCGAGACGTACGCGAGCGCGGGCTTCCACGCCACGAACACGCACGGGTCGTCCTGCTCGGCGATCTGGTTCGACGTCACCAGGGTCATGCCCAGGATCGCGCCCAGGATCGCCTGCCGCAGCGCCGCCGGCGTGCCGGACGTGTCCACGGAGGTGAGCTTCGCGTCGTTGGAGAGCAGGAGCGCCTCGAACTCGGCGTTGAACACGGCGACCCGGTCCGACTGGGGGACCTTCGCCTTGTTCGCGGCCTTGCGGAGGTCGCGCAGCGTGTTCCAGGCGTGCTCCGCGGTCGTGACCGGGGTGCCACCGTTGACGTTCGCGGTGGCGTTGGTGCCGCCGGCGAACGCCTGCGCGGCGATGTAGGTGTCGGCGTCCTCGCCGAGTGCCCGGCCCGCGGCAGTCGTCCAGGATTCGAAGCTCCCGGCAGCCTGGGTGCGGTCGATGTCGTCGACGAAGAAGTCGAAGGACTTCTCCTGGTTAATCAGGAGCGTGTCGCCGCCGTCGTCGATGTCCTCCGCGACCGTGGTGCGGGCGTTGCCGCCGGCGCCGGTCGCGTAGTTGTTGACGGTGGGCGGGATGACGCCGGTGATCTTGACCTGGTTGCCCTTGGACGCTTCGCCCTCGTACTCGGACGTGAACAGCGGCGCAAGCACCGAGTTGTCCTGGAGGGCCTGGGCGACACCGGCCGCCCAGATCTGCGGAATGAAGTTGTCGATGGTCATGTGTCCTCCTGGCTAGGCGCCGAGCAGGTTCTTCAACTGCCCGGCCTTTTTGGCCGCCATGATCTGGGCGGCCGTCATGCCGTCCAGGTCAGCGCGGGTGAGTTGCTGCGGTCCGGTCGGCCCGTTGCGGGCGCCGCCGTCAGCAGAGCCCTGCCACCGCTGTGCCGTTGCGGCCGCCAGGTAGGGCTTGGTCTTGAGAAGCTCGTTGATCGCGTCAGTGATGTCGCCAGAGTCGATCTCGCCGTCGTCGGAGATGTCGAACTGGTCGAGGTCGAGGAACCGGATGGCGTCCTGCGGGTCCGCGAGCTTCCCCGCGGCCGCGGCCTTCACCTCGGAGCGGAGGATCCGCTCGTTCGCCTTCCTCGTCGCCTCAAGCTGCGCTTCGCGCCGGACCTTCTCGACGTCGACCGCGGGAGCCTCAGGCTCCTCGGGGTCCTTCGGCTTCCCGGCGTTCGCGATTAGGTCGCGGAGGCCCCCGGCATCCTCGACGCCGAGTTCCTTCGCGAGCTTCTGCCACTCGCGTGACTCGGAGCGGTACTGGTTTCGCTCGGCTTTCATCGTGTCGAGGGCCTTCTTGCCGGCGTCTCCGAGCGCATCGATGCCGCTCGGGGAGTCGCCCTGGTCGGGAGCCTCGACGGTTTCCGTGGTTTCGTCCTGGTCGGACATGGGTTGACTCCGTTGCGGTGTCGGCCCTGCCGCCGTGCGCGGCAGGGAAGCTTACGGGAGGGTGGCGAGTTCTGCCTGGTGGCGGGCGTCGCGTTGACGGGGGGTCTCGTAGATGTAGCCGTGGACCTTGAGCATTCGGATGGTCTCTTCCTGGGAGAGGCCCCGCCGGTAGATCTCCTCGGGCATGAGCCGGGTGATCCGCTGCCCGCGAGAACCAGTGAGCGAGAGCTCGTTGGTGACGAACGAGTCCCGGCCCCAGACATTCGCCGTCCGCAACCGGCGGCGGCGCCCATCAGTCGCCGCAGAAAGCCCAGAGGCTCTCCGGCGGGCGTTCACGACCCTGCCGATGTCCGCACCGTCCCGGATCGCCTGAGCGCCCGCGATCGTGAACACGCGGTCCTGCTGCTCCTTCGAGAGGGACTCGAAGTAGAGCCGCTCGTCAGTCCGGTACTCCTGGCCGTGGAGACGGTCCGTGGGGAGCGTCGAGCATGAGCACGACGGATGCCGTTTGAACGCTGTCTTCCACGACGACACCTGACCGGCCAGGATCACGCACCGGGAGCAAGGGCGGGGCCCGAGCACTCTGGCGTACATCTGAATGCGCCGGGAGACTGACGCGACCGAATCCGCGGCCCGGAACACGTCACCGACCTGTGTGCCAGCGATCATCTCCAGCGACGCCCGACCGGACGCCATCGCACGCGACCGCGGCATCCCCTGCTGCAGCAGCCGTACGGTGTCCACCGCTGGTGTCATCAGGAGCGACTGCAGCGGGAGCCCGTCGGAGGCGACCCCGACGAACGCGAGCGGGTTCAACGCCCCCTCGGGGAAGTCGTCGAGCCCCTGGGCGGTGAGCGTGGAAGCCACGTATTCGTCCGCGGAGTCCGCGGCAGCGTACTGGATACCTGTCAGCACCACCATCAACTGGGGTATGAGCTGCCGCCACGTCCCCAGCAGCGATGCAGCGTCAGTCTGCGACCAGAGCCGCCGCGCCTGGGCCCGCGCAGCCTGAATGGTGCGTTTCTGCAGCTGCTGGCGTCGCAGAGCCGCCTGGATCACTCAGACTCGGCATTCCCAGAGGCGGGCACGGCCGCCCCCTGCCTCGCCAGGACCCCGATCGGGTCCATCTCCATCTCGCGTTCCCGCATCGCCATGATCTGCTCGATCTCGTCCGGCTCGATCCCGATCCGGCGGGAGATGTACTCAAGCGGGTAGCCCATCGAGTGGAGCTTCTGGGCCGCGTCGATCGCCTGCCCCTCGGAGCGGTTCTCGATGTCCTTCCACAGGACCTTC